ACACTTAACCCACTAAAGGGTTAAGAAAAAACTGGTACCTCATCTGAGTAGCCCAGCCACACTAGCGTTAGAACTATGATGTACAACTTCTACATCGCACAGGCGGTTGTCCGGTACCTGCTCGTTCCGTCTTAATATACAACGGTAGTCTGCAACACACACGCTGTCGTATGCACAAACCTGGGGTTTTTCTCCCCTCTTTTTTGCCTTTTATATTTTGTTCAAACAATCAAATCGCAGGGCTTACAAGCGATCTTCATCCTTTCGGGTAGTGATTGAGTGCTTCGTGCAGCGCGAAGACTTCCATCCCTGCGACTCTCGTCCAGGTTTAGGGCACCCGATGTTGACTGGTGCTGGTCGATAAACTGCTGTAGCGTTGCCTGTTAAAGTTTATTTTTTATATGTGATCCATGCACACGCACTTGAATGTGACCGTTGTAGTAGTCATCTGATTCCAGTACTCGCCTGGAGAACTGTTCTCTGGCTTCTATGTACGAGCATTCGGATCGTGATCGACAGTAATATAATATTTCGCGATGGAAATTGTCTGTGCCTTGCTGTGTGATATCTTCTGTGAGATTTGGGGAGCTGCCGTAGTATTGTTGCCAGTCTGAGTCAATTTTTGATCTAATTTTTTTACGTTTTTTAGTGCCATTCTTTAATTTTACTACTTTATACGTGGTCTTTGCAAACTTTGCGAGCTTTTTGCCCACATACATCTTGCCGTTGACATTATTTGTAATCAAGTAAACAAACCCCACACAATCGTCGGGTAACTCGATTACGGGATTGTTTTGATAATACCATGTCATGCATATAGTTATGACTGATCAGAATCAGATGTAAAATATCAAGCATTGTAATTTTTTTGCCAATTGTTGCCTAATAGAGCAAGATTTCGATTAAAGAAATAACCTGGAGTCTGTAATGTTATCACATACGGTGTTGGAAATGAAAGCCACCCGTGTGTTGAAATCTGATTGCCTTCTTGATCAGTGTAATCTGAAATTATATCAATTTTATCCATAAAACTTATATTGTTGATTTTTAAATCTTCAATTACCACGTACATGTCGTCGACTATTTTTCCATCTTCAACAACAGTGTCAGTTACTTCTTTGTTGAACATCGTTAACTCAATCTGATGTACACCTACAGGCAAAAAAAATTCAATGTGTGTGTCGGACAATGTATGAACTGTAGAAATTCCGTTTCTAGTCAATGAAAGTTGCGGGCTCTTGAAACGATTGCTGGTGTATTTTAAATATAGGTCGATTTGATTTTGATTCATAGTATTCAAGTTGTTTTAATAAAACGTGCGTTTTTTCGTCTAACCGTGCTGCTGATATACCTACCATGTCCTGGTGTTTAATAAGAGCAACCAGTTGTTGCCATTGTTCAGCTCGATGTCGTAAGGTATTTTTGGGATTATTGGCACTGACCCAATTGTATTCTTTATAACCGTTGGCTGACGAATTTTCAATAGCCAGATGCTCCAGAGCATCGTCGGTGGTGATGGGAGTGTTACCGAGCAGTTGAAATACTCCCACTGGATAAATTTTAATAGATTGATGATATTTTTTATATCTCTTAATTAAATCAATGGTCAATTGCCAGTCGTCGTCGGTCTCTGTAGGATAGCCGACGATTATGTTCCAGCTCTGACTGATGCCGTTGTGTAACAGTTGTTCTGCAGTGTAATGTAAATCCTCGTCTGAAAATCCTTTTTTCATGTGATCTCTGACTGCCTGACTGCCAGATTCGATTCCGATGCTGACACGAGTACATCCACCTTTTGCCATTAACACAAAATCATTTGGTGGCATACTGTGCTGATCGCGACAAATAAATTGTCCAACGTAGTGTATGGTATTTGGTAATCTAGTCGACAACTGTTCGTTCATTTCTCTAAAAGGCTTGAGCCCGCCGTTGATCAAACTGTCGGTAAAACTAAAATTAACAATTCCGTACTTTTGATAGATTTGTATTATTTCGTCGGCGACCTTGGCTCCTTGCCTATATCTGAATTTAGGCCAAAGATGGGCAACATCACAAAACGAGCACTTTCTTACACACCCCTTGGTGCTGGTAATAGGTAGCTGTATTGAATCTATTGGACCGTACAAATCCCACTGATAATCGTCGAAGTCTGGTATTGGAATTTCCAGCAGCTCGTCGTTGGAAATCTGCGGGACAGAAACAATTCCAGTTGTTTTATTTTTAAATATGTCAGCAATAATGTGTTCTGCTTCGCCATACACTACACAGTCAACTAGATTGCTTTCAAACATAATTTCGCCCCAGGTCTTTGAGTATTGCTGGTGCGAAATTGAGCATCCACTGCCGCCCAACACAATATGCATGTGCGGCAATCTTAATTTTAGTGCGTAACACAACTCTTCCACAAATGGTTGACTAACATGACTGAAAGCACTAATACCAATTACTTGGCAATCAAGTCTCTTAATCTTTTGTAAACAAGATTCTATGAATATTTGAAATTTGCTGAATATAGAAGAATCTAATTGATAATGTGGAGTATTCATCCAGACCGAAAGTTGTTGATGCTGTTCGTCTAGAGTAACCCAGTGATGAAAATCAATATTAAAATCCAGCACAGTTGATTCTACCCTGTCCTTGGCCAAACAGCTCTTTAACAGTGCCGGAGCCAACGGGGGTATAGAAGAAGAAATTACATACGGAGAGAAAACCAATACACTGTATGTCATATGAATAAAGTTATGGCAGTCTTGACCAATCCTGTGTTGTAAAAGTTACTGGAGCAATGCAATTGATTTCTTGGCCAAATGGCCACGGATCCTGTTTTCCATTCAAAAATTCCGCTTATATGTTTATCGGCAATAAAACTGCGCTGATTCTGGGGCAAATGACTTAGATCAACTCCGTCGACAAATAGATCACCAACTGGGGTAGCAGTGTCGGGAGGAAAGTCAATAGAATCGTTGTAACAATCAAAGAATACTGTAGTAAATTTTTTTGAACTCACTAACGGAATTATTATGGCTTTACTTACGTTAATGGCTGAGTGTACATACATCAACTTGTTTAAAAATTGTTTGTTGGTATCAACATGTAGACCAAACGGATAATGACTTTCTAGAAACGCTCCGCTGTTGAGAGCATGATCCCCAATTAAGGAATAAATTTTTGGATACAAAATGTCATGAACAATGCTATTTTCTAGATCGTAGTCAGTGTGCTTGTTTCGATATCTCAACCGGTGGCCGTGTATTGTATCTTTGAAGTTTTCTACAGAATACTCCTTTGACACAAAGTAATTGTTTAACAGTGCAATTTCTTCCGCGGTTAAAATATCATCGTACTGCATCATAATAGACTGACCTCTCTGCGCCATTGATCGGTAAAGTTAGACTTGTTTGAATCAGTTGAGCAGGCTGATTGACAAATTCTGTTTGGAGTAGAACTATTCCATGATTTTTTAATTTCGTCGAAGTCAACACCAAATTGACTTTGTCTATTACCAATCCAGCAACATGGACTTACATTGCCACGAGCATCAATAAACGCACTCTGTTCTTCTAATGCATGACATGTTATCGGTCCGGATTTTTTCTCCGGATGACTCCAGTTGACAGGATACTCTAGATTGTTAGTCAATGGTCTTTTTGACACTTTTGCTCGAAACCAAACAAAGCCCATATCTTTAGCCAACTTCTCGCATTGATCTACCTGATGTTCGTTATATTTATACACCAGCATGTCCCAATGAGCACGACCGCCGGCAGCAACAAAAGCCTGAACATTGCTGACAACACGCGACCAAGAAACATTTTTTCGATAAAGATGATTAGTGTCTTCTAGGCCGTCTATGCTAAACACAACGTAGTCTGTCAACTTGCTAAGACGTTGACCCAGAGAAGTCCACCATGCAGAATTTTGCAATCCGCCGTTGGTATTCATGCCCAATGTGATTGCGGGATTAATTTTTCTAAAATAGTCATAGATCTCAATTGTTTCAGGTCCAGCTGCTGGATCGCCATAATTGCCACACATGAACATCTTGTCGAGATTTACAATAACAGACTCAGGTACAACATCCTTGACACGCTCGACTGTGAGCCAATGATGTTTGTTTTTGTCAAACTCAGCATCAGTTTCACGAGCACACAACGGACATGCTGCTTGGCAAATGTCTGTTGATTCTAAATGCAGCACCTTTAGATCACGCGATGTCAACATCGGTGTTGTAACTGGTGAATCCATTTTCTTTAATGACCCGTAAGATATTTTCTACACGTCCAGCCAGCTCGTCTCTGTGGCTGACCAACCAGATGCTCTTGTGTCGTTCTCGACTCATTTGTTTCAACAAGGACAGGCTGTTTTCAACACCTTGCGTGTCTAAGCCGTTGTCGATCATTTCATCAATGAACAACAAGTTGATGGGCTGGTATAGGCTTTCGAACACATCTCTGAATGCCCAGCTCATGCTCAAGATCAAACGATTGCGCTCGCCACGGCTGAGATTGTCAAAGTCTAGTTCTCTGCCCAGTTCTTCAATACTGACTGTGAGATCGTTTTGGAACACTACGGTGTGCGGCAATCCAATGCGATCCAGGTAGTGTGTGAGTCTTGAATTGAGATAGCTGAGATTTTGTTCGATGATCTTTTTTCTAATGAATGAGTCTTTGCTGGTCAACAACTTGAGCAAGAACTCTTGATGTTCTTGTAGTCTTGTCAACTCGTTCATGTGATCGTAGCTGACTTCCTGCAGGGCCTGTTGTTGCATGTCTTGGATCTGTTCGGCATAAGGATCTGAATCTTGGCTTCTGGTGGCCAGTTCTTTTTTCAAGCTTTCCAAGCTGTTGCGATGGTTGAGTGCATCTTCCAAGGTGTCATAAAACACACGCGGCGCTGTTCCCAGTTCGCCGAGATCTTCCAGTTCGTTTTCGTGTTCCATCTGTTGTGTGTTATTGGCCAGAAGTTGCAAGGCAGTTTCTTGCAACGAAGCCTGCTTGCTGTTACGAATCTCGTCCTGCTTGTTGTCGTGAATGTCTTGTCCACACGCATAGCAACGATGGGCATCTAGTGCAGCAATCTCTGCTTTGAGTTTAGCAACCGACTTTTCCAACTTGGCATCGTCGCTTTGTATACTTCTGATCCAGCGGGTATGTTCGTCGATGGATTTTTTCTTGGCATGGAACTGTTCCAGTTCGCGGTGTGCAGCAACTTCGGCATCAATATCAATGTGCTCTAGACTGGCGATGCCCAAGTTTAGTTTTTCAACGTCTTCGTTGCGTTTGGCAGTCCACAGACGCTGTCGCTTGTGCAGGCTTTCAATCTGTTCTTCAATTCTCTTGTTGGCTTCTTGTACAGCACGTATACGAAATTCTTCTTGCTGTATTCCGTCTTTGGTGGCTTTGTTTAGTTCCTTGATACGATCGGCACGTTCACTTAGTAAAGTAATGCCCAGCAGTTGCTCAATCAAAGTGCGCTGTTCGTTGGCCTTCAAACTCAAAAACGGTTCTGTATAAGTGTTGAGAGCCAGGATGTGCTTGAACATGTCGTGGCTAAGACCCAAGGTATGTTCGATGGCATCTTGTGTTTCTCGACTGTCGCCTTGAGCATCATCGGTGATCGCTTGCTCTTTATGATTTACATAGAATTTTAACACATTGGGTTTACGACCACGTTCGATTCGATACTCTTGGCCACCTACAGCAAAGTCCAGGCTGACCAGCATGTTTTTGCCGTTGGTCTTATTGACAAGATTGTCCTTTCTGATATTGCTGAGTGCAGTGCCGTATAGCGCATAGCTGAGTGCATTGATGA